AAACAACCTTTTTTAGGTTGTAATACCGATAACTAAATTTTATTAAGTCTTTCTTCATACATTGAATAATCAACCTTATCATGTTTTTCTGTAATTTTATTTAATAGACTTTTTAGGTTGCTTGGAACGTGCTTATAATTTTTAAATATATTTTTGTCTACACATGCCACTGCTTTATTAGTATCTTCTAATATATTTATATCAAAATACATACTTGCTTCTGTAACTCCCATCCAACTTTCAGCGTCTATCTTTTCTTGTATTTCTTCTTCTGATTTAAGTGATTTTTTCATATATATTGGTAGCATTGTTGAACTTTCAATTGTATTAAGTAAATCAATGTATTTTTGTAGTTCTAAAGCGTTGCCATAGCAACTAGCAACTGGTTTATGTATCATTATCATAGAATTTTGATACATATTTATATCATCGCCCATCATCAATAAAAATGTACCAGCACTAGCACATAATCCATCTACAAATGTGTGTATTTTTGTGCCATTATCTTTAAGCCTCTGTAACATTGAACACATAGTAGAAGCAACAAATACTTCTCCACCTGGTGTATTAAGATAAATATTCAAATCTGAAATTTCTCCTAAATTATCAAGCTCATTTTTAAAATCTTTTAGTCCAATTAGACTTTCATCTTTTTCTCCTGTCCACCAATTTGTGTTATCCGTGACAATTTCTCCATAAATATATAAATCAGCACTATTATTAGGTACAAAATTTTTTATTTCGTAAAATCTATTCATCTTCTGCACCTCCTTCCTTATTTAAATTTGATGTATTAGACTTTTCCCCTATCTTGTAAGTTTTATTTGTGTTAGGTATAAATATTTCATTAGTTAGTGGATTTAGTAATACGTCTCCTAAGCCTAGATTAATCATATCTAAACCATCTAATGCATCCAAGTTTTCTTTATATCTGATTTCATTTCGTGTTAACCAACCATCTCCAATCGCTAAATGATACGCTTCATATCGTTCTTTTATTGAGGTTTTAGCAAGTTCTGTAAAATCAGGTGAAAAATAAAAAGACTCTTTTTCTTTTTCAAGTAAAAAGTCTCTATTTAATGCTGTAGTAAATGCAGTAGCTATTGGCATTACTGCATATCGTATAAAATCTTCATTATTTTTTCCGATATGGAATATTTCTTTTACTTCTTCACTAAATGTTTTGGATTTTTCGTTCAATTGATTTTCAACTGATGTATTTGATGCTTCTTGGAACTCCATACCTTCATTCAAAATTACACAACTTGAATTTCCATTAACGTATTCATTCCACGATTTTTTTAAAGCATCTATTCCTGCTTTGTCTAGTCTTTTCTGCGATTTCAAAAAACCTTTTTTAGTTCCATTCGCTTTCATAAGTTCTAGTTCGTATAATATTCGTTTATATGCAGTTTGAAGTGTCTTATTTATTTCTGTTATATATCCTGTTCCTGATGCACCATCTTTTGAATTTCTCAAAACTTTAATAAATTGATATGGTTTGTAATTTTTTCCATCTATTTGAATTTCAAAACTTTTAAAAATCGTATTTGTATTTTTTAAAATAGTTATTCTTTCTGGATCTGTATAATTTAATCCTATAAAGTTATTGCTTTTTTTATTTATATAAGCATATCCACCTTTTCCTAATAAATAGTCTTCACAAATTGCTTTTTTAAATTGAAACCCATCTAATGTATCTCCAGTATCTTTGTTTATAATATTAACTCTAAAATCTTCAATCTCTTTTGTTTGTTTTTTTCCATCTTTTGTAGATTTTTCATATAATTTAAAAGGTATCATTGCGAAACTGTCACATATTAGCCCTACTGCGCTAGATATTGATGGAATTGTTAAGGCTTGTTCTCTTGTTATTTCTTCTCCTTTTAATAATGCTTTTAGTAATACATCGTCAATTTGTTCTTCAGACATTTTTGATTCTTCTGTTTTATTCTTTACTTTCTTTGTAAATATTCCCATTCTTATCACCACCTTTTATTTAAAAGCTTTGTACCACAAAACCTTCTTCATACATATTTTGTTGTAGTAAATATATTGCTATTATTGTACTAACAACCATATCGACTTTTCCACTTGATTTTTTCTTACTAACATATTTATTTAAATTTGTATCTTCAACGCATTTAGCATTCTGAAAGTTAATTTCGTATAGCTTATCTCCATCATAACTGAATTTTCTTTGTAATATGCTTTCTTGCAGCAGTTTTGTTGGTTGGTGCAATACACTTGAGTGTTGTTTTACCTCTACTGTTTCATATCCTGCATTATCTAACTTATTAGCAGTAGATATACAGTTATATCTGTCATATCCTATTTGTACTACATGAACTCCAAATTTTTCTTCAATATCCATTATGAATTTTTCTACAAAACTATAAGAAATTATTTCATCGCCACATGCAAAACAGCTCCCTTCTTCTATGAATCTTCTGTAATCTGTTCTTTCTCGTCTATTTTTTTCCTCGATTCTGTCTCGTGGAATAAATGCCCATGATTTTGCATAAATTGTTTCATCTTCCATAGTTACCATAGAAACTGATGTGTTATCGGTTGTCATAGCTAAATCAATGCCTAAGTATACATCTTTACCTTTCCAATCAAATATTCCTCTAGCATTTTTACATTTTCTTAATTTATCTATATTAATAAATTCTTCACCACTATTAGATGGCATGAAGTAATTCATATTTTTGGTTAAAAATTCAATTCTTTCGCTTGGTTTTGCTAATGCTTTTTGCCTTGCTCTTTTTATTTCTTCATAATTTTCCTCAATTCTTAAAGGATTTGCCATCATAATTCCTATATCATCCCACAAATGTTCCTCTGTGGCATAATATACAAGTGCAAATAGTCTATCGTCTTTCTCTGTTTCTTGATATATTTTCTTTAAGTATGCTAGCTCGTCTAACATTATGGATTTATCTTCTGCATAAGCAGTTGTTAATTTAAACATCAGTGGATTTCTTACACTTAATTGTCCTGAACGCATAGCTTCAACATTTGCATTATCTTTCATTGCACCATATTCATCTGCAATAAATGCGCTTGGCTTTATCGAATTGTTTCTGTTAGCCTCTGATGTTCTAGGCTGATAAAATGAGTGAGTTAAAGTGCATTCCATTCTGCCACTTAGAGTTTTAGGAATATTAAAATATTCCAAAACAGAAGGACTTGCATTCAATATCTGCGATATTGCCTTTTTTACTTCTCCAGCTAGATCTCTATCAAGGCATATTGAATAAAACTCTGAATATTCATCTTCTGTTAACATTAGAATTATTATTATAAGTGCTGCTAAAAAGGTCTTAGTATTTTTTCTTGGTATAAATAAGTCAACTTCTCTATATCTAAACTTCTTGGAATCACTTTTGTATCTCCAACCAAAAATATTGGCAATAAAAAAAGCTTGGAAATTTTCCAAACCATCATATATACTTTTTCCTACAATATTTAGTCCTGTTGCAAAATTTAATAATTTTAATATTCCTTCTATGCTTGGTTTTCTTTCCACTGGTCTTTCCACTCTTGGTAATTTTTGGTCTAATAATAAGCAACAGGACCTTGCTTATGATAATATGGCTAATCAATGGAAGATGATGCTGTCTAATCAGAATTTTAACCGTTATGAGGCTATGGCTGCCCGTTCTTGGCAGGAGAAGATGATATCTCAATATCGTCAGTATAGTTCTCCCTCTGAGCAAATGAAGCGCTTTGAGGAAGCTGGATTGAATCCCGCTCTCATGTATGGATCTATTCAGGATACTAATATGTCTCCTACTGGTAATCCTCAGGCCTCTTCTGGTGGTTCTTATTCTCCCGTTTCTATGCCTTTGAATAATTATGCTGATACTGCTATGCAGATGGCTCAGATTGATGTCCTTAAGTCTCAGGCTGAAAAGAATCGCGCCGATGCCGGACTTTCTGTTTCTAACACAGAAACCACTCAACAGCTTCGTGACGGTCTTGTTAAGACTCAGTATGCAGAGTGGATCTTGAAAGGTACTTCTTCTAATTGGAATGAACAACAGATTAAAGAGTCTGCTAGGAGAATGGATGAGATGAATGAAAATATGAAAGTTCTCCGTCAGATGGTTGAAGAGTCTAAATCTCGTGTTGACAACCTTGAAGAGGATACTGTGTCTAAGTCTATTGACAATACGTTCAGCGGTATTAAACTTCTTAGCCTGGCCAAGATCAAAATAAAGAGTATTATTCTGCAGAACCATGTTTGTC